CTAATCACGAGTTCATTCCTGGAGTTATTCCAGGTGCAGGTGGTAGTTTCATAGACGGAAACACTGAGCGCAGCAGGCTGTCACCACTGCGACAGTTCCCTGAGCCTACTGATATTTCTGCTCTTTCTTACCGTCAAAAGACTGGTAGAGATTACAGCACAGATTGGCAGTATGACCAGGATAACTCTGTTGGTATAGTTAACATCAGTGATCAACCACAGTTTCATGAGCGTTATTATAACCACAAAACTCTGACCCTTCGTGGTGGAGAACAAGACATTAAAGTAGAAGCTCGCCCTGCTCACATGAATAAAAAATGTGGTACCTGCAGAGGTTCAGCAAAAATTAACAGTGCACGTGAAGGTGTTGCCATTAATGATCAAGCAGTTCCAGGCTTTGTAACAGCCAAGATGGTTACTGATCCTGTTACTGGTGAGCTGACGCTAGAGGCAAACCAGAATTCTGATGAAGCTGGATGGGCTATACGAGGGACACAGGATAATGTATGCCCTGATTGTGACCCCAGAAGATTCAAACCTTCAGAGCTAGCAGAGATGGGTGGTGACACTCTTAGCACAGAGCAAGTGTTCAAAATGATGGCAGAAAAGCCTGGTTACTTGTTCACTCCTGCAAAGCCAGCAGGCGTTAATCCCGAGAACAGAATGGCGTACCAGACTGTACAACATATTCCTGGTAACCCTGTAACAGTGCACACGGTAGAACCAACTAATGCCATTGCACGACAGATGCCTGATCCATCGTGCTCCAATTGCCATGGTAGCACTGCTCACCAACAAGATGGCAAGCCTTGCGGTTGCACTGTTGCCAACCCCAGCAACAGTATAGATCTTGATAATCCAGTTCCTATTCCTGGCATGCCACTCGCTCTTACCGAAGATGGAAACATGCGTGTACCGGTTCCATTGATGGAAAAAATAATCAATGAGAGCCATGCAAAAGTTCACCGTCAGGTTTTTGGCGAAGGTTCAGATCCACGAACAACGGAAAAATTTAAGATCACCAGAATAGGTCGTGTAACAGATATACCAGATGTTGAAAACGAAAAAATAATCACTGATGATGAATACAGAAAAGGTTCTTTCCTGTTGAGGCCATTCAGAGATACTGCCGGTAAAAAGCGTGGCATAACACGACTCAGAGGCCGTCTTGGAGTATTTTCACACTTTGTCAATGGTGATGGCAGTCGTGCACTCAGTGAAGATGAGCAGCAAAGAACTTCATCTATTCTCACCAATGGTGTGTTCTTTAGCCAATCTGATAAAGCTCAGCACGCTGCTAAGTATAAAGAGATCATGAGTGGCCCCAATGCTAAAGAGTTGGGCCCAGCACAAATGCTCAAATACACCACTGACTGGCTAAGAGAAAACATTACCAGAATGTCTCCATCCGCTGGTGCTGATAAACCACCTATCACTCGTGGAACAATTCCATTACAAGAGAACCTGAGACAGGTACATGCAGCTGAGCTGGCCCAGGCTAGCAACATGGAAAGATTTGCAGGTATCCATGAAGACGTTATGCCCAATGTTGTACACATTAATCGTAAGATCGATCAACTAAAATCTCAAGGTATATTGCGATCTGATGATCATGAACTAACGAATCATCTTACAAACATATATGGAGCAACATCAGATATTGTTAATGATCTGTACAGTAGCGCTGGCGGTGGTTTACTGGATGAAAAAAGTGATAGGCTCAACCATTCAGTGGCGCAGCTTGCTGGTCATATCGCACAAAACTATGGAAAAAGCAGTTTGAATGCAGTAATGCCAGATGTTTTGAACATGACCTTCCCATACCTCCCACAATCAAGCAGACTTACGAGATAGAAAAATACAATGCTGAGAACAACATTTAATGCCAAGTATGCTTCAGATTTTGATAAAAGGCTTACCTCTGAAGACGATGATATAGAATCAGGTCCAATAGGTGGCAATAGAATTCCCAACTGGCAACACTTGCCAGAAGGTATCGATAGCAAGCACATTGAAAGTATTATTCTTACCAACAGCCAAAAAGACCTAGAGGACAACCGTTTTCGAATCAATTCACGTGGTGAAGAAGACAGGACTCAACCAGTTGGTAACTACTATGTGCTGCGTAGCTACTCGCAAGAAGAAAAAAATAGAATAGACAGTCTTAAAAAAGAAAGAGAACAGCAAGCAAAGCTGCGTGGTGAGACTCTTGAGCCAGAGAGTTTTGGTACCCCCTGGCAGCCTGCCTACCGCGGTGGGATCGTCCCAACACCTTCTAAAGAAGAGCGTGCTAGCAGACTATCTCCAAAAAACCTCAGAAAGAACACACCAAAAACAGATACTGCACTGATTCAAGCCTATACAACTGCCGCTAACCTTATTGCATCAATGGGCGGTGACTCGCATGAAGAATGCCATGGCAAGGGCCTGGTAGATGGAAAGCAATGTGAGGGCTGCAATGGTTATGGCAATATTGTTCTAGACCCAACCATGCCCGGTGAGTATGCGGATATTGCTTACTCATCTGGTGTATGGAACCGTTCAGCACACAATCACAATCAGTTTTGCTCTGGATCTCGTTGCATTAATGGGTGTTTATTAAAGGAGATTTTTGACCCCATAAGACAAGCACACAAAGATCTTGGGTTCTCATCAGCACCTGACCACATGATCAAGGTCCAAGCTGGCTTTGATCCTGCTATAAAAGAAGACGTTGCAAGGAAAAGTGCATACAGAGCGGTTAAAGACAAGTGGAAGGACACAACTGCTGGTCTTCGTGCTATTGCTGGCAAGAACAATGTCCAAGGTGCTGCAACAGGTATAATTGGTGAAGGAGACATTGTTAGCTGGTATGGTTCCGATGACAGGAATCCATCCGTCAACAATTTGCCAGGATCTTATCTGTTTGATCCTAATGCTACTGTGCTCATTGAGGGAACCAATGACGATGGAACCTATAGAGGTTTTGTAGACAGAAAAAATAAAGACAGGATGCAGGGAGAGATAGAAGATAGAAAAGAACGTGCCCGTCAAACAAACACGAATGGCGTGTCTGCTCTAACTCTTGATCTCGAACTTGGTCATGAACGTGATGGATTTAGTACTGTAGAATACAGTACCAATTATAGTATTTTTCCTAAAAAAGATTGCAAAACCTGTGATGGTGAATATGAATATACCAAAGAAGATGGTAGCCCATGTGATTGCCGTAAGGAAGATATAAGTTGGAAAAATGATGACCGAGACAGCACAGCAGATGTTGTAAACAGAGCGAGAGCAATTGGTGGTGGTCATAGATCAATAGCTGATCGTTCACCAACAGATGTAGTATATCTCTCGAGCATTGACCCAACGCATGTGGTAAAAACCAATCCAACTGTTCGACCACATCTTGCATACATGGGTCAGATATATCAAACAGTAAAATTCCGTGATATCGTTGATCACTTAAAATCAACGCTAAAAAAACGAACTGGTGATGATTACGCAGAAAGCACTCTGAATAGCAGTGAGAGAGCAGTAGTACAATATCGTGATAGCAACACCTGGGATGATGAGGGCCTGGAAAAAGTTTATAATGTTCTTCCAACTGGTCATAAAGCCATCATGCATAAGCTTTTGTTACGCCTTAACAAAAGAAATGGAGTGCCAAGCAGCTCGGTAAACTCAAGCGTACCAGATTTTAATCACCCATTGAATCTGCTTCCTCGCAGTGCTGCTGCAGATATTGATCCATACTATCTTACCAGAGATGTTGATGGCGGTGGCAAGAAGACCGAACTGGCTGAACCACCCAGCGTCAGCACACAACAAAAGATGATCAATGAAGGTTACCACCCACTGGTTATGCCTGCTCCACCTAGCGCTGAAGCGGTATTTAAATCTCTACCAGATGAAGATGCCCAGTCTCTTATAGAAGGACACATTGGTGGAAAAATTCCAAACGACAAGATAGGTGATGCGATCAACGCATTTAGAGCTACTGGTGATCTTCACCAAGCTCATTTGAGTATTAATCCTGATGCTGGTAATAGTATAGATCGCCCAGACATTGGTGACGATGACATACCGATCTGGGAAAGAGAATAACATGGAACAACAACACTATCCCGAACCAAAGGAAGTAGCACCCAACAAACACGTTTGCATCATATGCGAAAACGTTACCAGCACTGGTGATCGTGGTCCTTTACTAACTGTAGGCAGGCGCCCAGATAATGGTCAGCCTATTGATGTGCATGAACGTTGCCTGCAGTTTGTCACAACGGTAAAAGGCCCTAACTTTGATAACCTGTACAGGCCAGCTGCTGCTAGGTCTGCCAGCCAGGAAAACATCTGGGCTTTCGCCAGCAAGTTCAAGTACTACACAGCTGCATCTGGCACAGATGAGATGACACCCACTGTGCAAGAGACATTCCCCAGCGCAGATATGCCAAAAGAAGAGCCAGCAGTCACAACAGATGTAAATCAGAAGAGCAAGGACGGAGCACCACTACCGCCTCAGCCTTTCTCGACACCCTGACAATGTAATAATAGACTGTATATACAGTAGTGTATGTACTTGATAACAGGAGTAACTATGGAACCCCGTTTAAACATTAAAATCTCTCAGATCTTCGAAGCCGCAGAGGGCAACGAGATGCCTGCAGACCCTAACTTTATTCAGCCAGGTGAGCAGTGGGTTGGTGACTACATCAACGAGGGCAATGACTTTGATCGCAACATGAAAGCTTACATGGAGCAGCGTGAAGGCATCGGAGCTCACCTTGACGATAACGTTCAGAACATTGGGTTCAGTGGAACACCAAACCCTGCTCAAGACTATGCTCTGATGGTCATGGAGCCAGAGGTAGCTGGTTCACCAGACCTTGGTGAAGCCAACGTTAATCCACAGTTGCAAAGAGCTGCGAACAAGATTAAAAAGCAGGCCGGTGGTTTCAATACCGCTCAGGCACGTACTGATTTCACTATGGGCGTTGTAGCCAATATCAACTCAGGCACCCTGGTACAGTCTCGAGTGGTTGTTGAGACGCCAAATACCAAGATCGCTGGAACTGTTCTAGCAGTTGGTGACAGTGAGTTCGCAGTTATCTGGGACGACCGCACTGCTAGCGTTGAGCGCAAGGCCGACTACGAACTGGTATTTGCCGAGTAAAGATATGTTTAAAACACGCAGAACCAAGATCGTTTCGGCTCCAGCTGAAGAGATCCTTGAGGTTGTTGCTCAAGAAATCATAGAAGAGCCAGAACCACAGACTGTATATAATATTGAACAGCTATCTATAATAAATCAAGATGAGAGCGTTGCCTATGGTGTTCTCACAGATACTTCTGGCAATGAGTATGAATACGTTTGGGATAAGAAACTGAAGCGTATCAACAGTCTATCGGGATATAAAATTGATAGCTTGATATGGGAGTTGTGCAGTCTGGTTCTCAATAAGTACTGGATCAGACCAGAACCAAAACAAACAGAAATACCTGTTGAATTAAAAATAGCAGAAGCGTTGAAAGTAGCACTAGCACCAGTTGTTAGTTCTATCAAATCATTAGAAAATAAAGTGAACAACAAGCCAGCACCTGCACCACAACAGCAGGCTCCAAGGCTACAGGTGGTTCAATCCGCACCTGTCAGTGATTCACCAATCATAAGCGTGGCAGATGATGATATTAGCGCCAATGCACTTAGATTCTTACAGCAGTCAAGCACGCCGGATCTTGGCATTGATTACATGAGTCTATAGGAGACATTATGAACATCGCAGAAGGCAAAGGCCCAAAGCAAACAAAGAAGACATGGCCATTAGGTAAGTTCGTTACCAACTACGGCAATGATGGAACGCCAGGATCGGTATACCCTCCAGCAGTAGCATATGGGCAACAATTTACTAGCAGTGGTGTTGGTTATATGACAACCAGTGGCAACATTGCTTATGCACAACCTGGTTCAGTTAACCCCGGCCTTAATCTCAACGTTAATGGCAATGGCGCAGTCGATGTTAGTATCATTTGCGCACCTGATTCCTCTGTTTCTCTGCAGGACATCCAATCAATCACAGCTCTTTTGAATGCAGAATCTGGTTGGACAGGCACAGCGACAGTAAGACTGCAAGGCACATATGACCGTTACACGCCTAATGCTTACTACACATCGTCAGCTAGTTTATACAACTCGACGAACTGGGCGACTTTGGCCACAGCAACCATTGCTGCCGCCTCCACACCAACACTGATTTCTATCCCGATTACAGATGGTTTATTTTATACTGCTTATAGATTGACAGCGTCAGGTGGTACGGGTATTATTGACTGGGTACTGCCTGGATTGTTTGCTGACTTTAGTGCTATGCAAGTTGGCCAAGAAGCTACTTGGGTTGATGGTAGCATCGGTCAACTTAATATTGCTGACTCTGATATGCTTACCATTTCTGGTGGCGTTGTTACTAACTACAACGAGAACCCAACACCATTCTCAGGTGTTGACAACAACCACGACTACTTCGGTTAAGGAAATAAATAATGGCACAGACAACATCGTACTACGATAATTACGTATTTACACCTGCAACAGCGACCCTCGTAATTAACCAATACATTCCACAAGAGCGTCTTGTTTCGGTGGTAAACACTACTCGTGGCATAACGTTGTTCAAGGTCGGTGACCCTGTTTTTACGCTTGCTAACTTCACAGCTACAGTTAGCAACCAAATCTCTAGTGCCACAAACCTTCCCACATCCTCCAGCAAGGGTGTAACTACGGTTGTATTTAATGCAGTCACAAACGGCATGCTTGCTACAGACAAGATCACCATCACGGTTGATGAATATGCTCAACGTACGGTTCCTGTAGAAGAACTCTACGACCCAGTAGGTAAGCAGCGCGTTTCTACACCTCAGTCGATGATTGACACCGACTTTGAGTATGGTAACCAGACTTCTAAGTGGGAAGCTCTCGGCACAACTAACTGGCACCCTGCTGGTTATAACATGTACCCACCAATTTCGCTGGCTACTATTGGTCTTACCGTAACTGGTATGACTATGAGTGCCAACAGCAAGACAGTGACTGTTCTTACAAGTGGTGGCAGTCTTGCCCCAGGCACACCATTCTCTGTGCAAGATGCTTTCTTCGCTCCAGCCAACGGTAACTTCATCGTAGAAACAAGCGGCACAAACTCGTTCACTTACTCTGCCAAGACAGTAAACACATTTGGTACTCCTAGTGGTACTTCGGGTTTCTTTGACACATTTAAGACTCAGGTCTGGCAGCAGCAGTACTACACCGGTGCTGCTATCGGCGGTACACCAACGTTTACCAACTCAGGTAACTTGATTACTGTAACGACAACCGTTCCTCATGGCCTGAGCATTGGTAATGAAATTAGCGTTAGCGGTACTAGCCAAGCTGCTGCGAATGGTAACTTCTATGTAACTGGTATTACCAGTGCTAGCAGTTTTACCTACTATGCATTGAGCGCACCTGGTGGTACTCCTACCGGTGGTTTAATCACTCCTCGCAACCAATCTTTGTTCGCTCAGCGTCCATTTGACGGTGGTGTGCTGTTCGGACCACAAAGCTTGAGCAACCACCAATCTGCGATTCGTCAAACTCGTCGTAACTTCCACTACCAGTCTGGTAAGGGTATTGAAATGGCCACCGGTACGATCCTCAACACTGCTTTTACCGTTGATGGTATTTCTGCCACTGGCACAACTCCTGGTTCGACGATCACCGTAACAACTCGTGAACAGCACAACCTTACTCCTGGTACAAGTGTAAATATCGCTGGTGTAATTACTAGTGGTTACAACGGCACATACCCTATTGCCAACATTCTTAATGCCACTCAGTTCACTATTACTGCTACTGGTACTCTTGGCAATACTTCACCATCTGATTATCCTGCAAACTTTATTTGCACAGTTAATGGTTGGTACGGTGCTGTACAGAGAATGGGTCTTTTCAACCAAGAGAACGGCATGTTCTTCGAGTACGATGGTCAGCAGCTTTACGCTGTTCTTCGTAGCTCAATTAAGCAGATTGCTGGTCGTGTAACTGTAACAAACGGTAGCACAACGGTTACTGCAACCGATGGCAATTTCCCAACCATCTTTAGCAAGCAGCTGACCCCTGGTCAGTACATTGTTATCCGTGGTAGCTCTTACCGTGTTACTGATATCACTAGCGATACGCAGATCACCATTAGCCCTGCTTACCGTGGTATTACTGCCAACTACGTGACTGTTACAGCCACTGTCGACAACCGTATGCCACAGTCGCAATGGAACATTGACAAACTTGATGGAACTGGACCCAGCGGTTACAAGCTTGACATTACCAAGATGCAGATGTGGTACCTTGACTACTCGTGGTACGGAGCTGGTTTCGTGCGTTGGGGCCTGAGAACTACTGATGGTAACATCCTGTTCTGCCACAAGCTGGCTAACAACAACATCAACACCACTGCCTACATGCGCTCTGGTAACTTGCCGGGTCGTTACGAAACATCTACGATCCCACCAATTACCACTACCACATCTGGCATCGGTGCAACAGACACCACAATCTATGTTAACAATACGCTGAATCCAGCTGGCAATAGCGCATTCCCTGCATCAGGCACTCTTGCGATCAAGAACGCCACGACTGGTGTTGAATACGTTAATTACACAACTGTAACTGCTAACAGCTTCGGTGGTTTGACACGTGGTATTGCTACCCCTGCTTCCCTGACGCTTTCTTTAACGTCTGGTAGCCCAATTGGTAGCGGAACTATTACCGGTGTTGCAATTGGTTCTAAGGTTACTGCACCGACGTTGTTCCCCGACAACACATACGTTACTTCCATCAGCGGTAACTTCATTACGTTTAGCAATGCTTCTGTATCGACTAACGCCAGCGCAACGGTTCCAGTGCAGGCTATGGGACTTGCAGGAACTGCATTCTCATACTCTGCTACCGCACCCACTACGGTTGAGTTGGCAATGCCTACGCACAGCCCATACTTTAGCCACTGGGGTACTGCAGTAACAATGGATGGTGGTTTCTCGCCTGACGCCAACCTTTTGTTCACCTATGGTCAGACTACTCCAATTACGTTGGCTTCTGGTCAGACCAAGTCTCTGATGTCGATTCGTATTGCTCCTAGCGTTGACAATGGCCAAACAAGTTCTATCCTTGGATCGCACGAACTGGCTAACCGTGTACAGCTGCAGCTGCAGACACTTGACGTATCGGTTACAGTTACTGGTACACAGGGGGTTGGTGCCGGTAACGTGCTTATCAAGGCTTACTTGAATAGCGTGCCACAGCTTATCAGTGGTGGAACATTGCCACAGTGGACAAACGTCGTCGCTGGTGCAAACAGCCCGAACTCATCGCTTAGCCAGATTGCTGACTACTCTTCTGTACCCAATGGTGTTACGGTTGCTAGTGGTTTGGCTGCTGGTGAAGTTACCGGTGGTTTCTTCGTAGACACCACACAGGAAGTTAACGTTGCTGGTGTTCGTGACCTCGGTAACAGCATCCTCAACGGCGGTACTGCTACCACTGCAGCACTGGCAACACCAGACAAGAACATCTACCCAGATGGTCCTGACACATTGACACTGGTCGCTCAGAACCTTAACGGTGTAGGCGTGCAGTTGTTGGGCCGTATCTCATGGATTGAACCACAGGCATAAGGAGTTGACATGGAAAGACAACAGAATATAAGATTAGCTCGCACTCGTCGCGTTGGTGCTAACTTTGATTTCAATGGTAACCCTATTGACCAGAACGATGGTGGCGGAGTTATCCGCTTCAGTAACAGCCTCGAGTTCTATGCATGTGGTCACCAAAAAGTTGGCGGTGGAGTTGACTTCTGCAGCTGTACAACCTTCTAAGGAATAATTAATGCCATCCAAAGACTGGAGCGCCTCAGCGGAGCTTAACAACATGCGCAAAGCCGGTATTACTGGCTCTAGCAACCCCGTGCGCAATCGCCTTGAAACGCAAGAGCTGCTACGCAATGTTCGTACCGGAGGATCTTTCGCTAGTGATGTTGCCAGAATGCCTACGGAAGGCCGTGAGCGACTCAATACGATGGGTGGCAGGGTTAACATGGAGGGCGGTGTATCCCGTACTCTTGGCCGTACTGCTGCTGCCACTGGGAGTGATGCTCAGTGGGCCTGGCCCAAGCTTCACGACCCATTCGAATACTGGCGTGAGCGTACCTGGTGGTTCAACATGGAGGACCCCGACGAACAAACACGTAAAATCCGTGACTGGACTCGCCTGCTTTACACCACACACTACCTGGTACCAGGTCTTATTGATATCTACACGCGTTTCCCACTCCTTGACATTGAGCTCGTCCATCACGACAAGCGCATCAGTGACTTCTACAACGAGATGTTCTTTGATGGTCTAAACTATCAGGAGTTCCTGTTTGACCTGGGCCGTGAACACTGGACCGTTGGTGAAGTGTTTGCCATGGGCAGCTGGCACGATGGTATTGGTGCCTGGGAAGATGATGAAATCATCAATCCAAATGACGTTATCGTTGCAAAGAACCGAGCGCTACGCACCTATCAGTACCATGTAAAGGTACCTCAGGAGATCAAAAAGCTTATTGAGACTCGTGACCCTTCACAGGAATATCAGATGCTCATGCAGATGTATCCAGACGTTGTTGCCTGGGCACGTCAGGACAAAGAGATCCCTGTCAGTGACGTGATCATGAAACAGATCAAGTTCAAGTGCGTTGTTGGTTCTACTGATATAATGACCCCAACTGGTCCTGTCCAGGCAAGAGACCTTGCTGTTGGCGATGAAGTGCTCGCATGGGATGAGACTACGAATAAGATTGTTCGCAGCACCGTTAGTCACCAAGGTATTAATGAACCAGAACCAATCTATTGGATCACGACTAAGCAAGGTCGAAAGATTGGTGTTAACTCGGAGCACCCATTCCTTACTGATAATGGCTGGGTAGAAGCTGCCGATCTTTCTATCGGAACAAATTTGTTGGTCGGCCATTCGTATAATCCTGAGATGACCAGCAATGTATCGACCGATGAAGCAAGATTCTTTGGTTTAATGGTTGGTGATGGTAGCTATGGCCATAAAACGATTATTTTCCACAATGAAGACAAAGAAATACTAAATTGGATGAATGAATTCGTTGCCGGATATGGTTGCAAACTATCGCAAGCCGGTGACCGTGAGATATCATTCGTTATTTCACAGGGTGAACAAACAAAAAATCCTAATTTAATCAAGAAATTAATCGTAGATGCTGGTATCAAGGGGCAAACTACTTATACAAAGAGAGTCCCGTCTTGTATTTGGGATGGTGGGCCTGAAGTTTGGGGAGCTTTTCTTGCTGGTTATCTAGATACTGATGGTCATGTTGACTCAAATGGCATGGTTGTATGGACTAGTATGAACCGTTCACTGCTTGAAGATTGTCAAACATTGTTGTCATTCCTTGGAGTAGAATCAAGAATCTATGACGTGCCTAAATATGACTATGCACCGGATTCTGGTTATGGTCACCGTCTCATTGTTGGCAAGCAAGAGGCTAAGTCTTTGCTATCTCATTATGTGCAACCGCTTTGTTCAAGAAAGCAAGTTCCTAACACTACGCCTATTAGAAATACACGCCCATCTAAATTCCCATATGATCAAATTGTAAAAATTGAAATGGGTATTGATGAAGAAACAATGGCCATTGGAATTGATGAGCACCATACCCACATTACTGCTGGCCTTGTAACGCACAATACTAACCCCTGGAGTGAGCATGGTACTCCTATTCTGCTTCGTGCTTTTCGCATGCTTATGCTTGAGGAGTCTCTCAACGCTGCTCAAGATGCAATTGCTGATCGCCTATATAGCCCTCTCATACTTGCTACTCTGGGTCTTCCTGACGTAGACCAGGACGGACCATGGATCCCTGATGCTACTGAGCTCCAGAGCCTGAGAGATGACCTGAGCATGGCAATCAACTCGGACTTCCGATTGATGACCTATCACCATGGACTACAAATTCAGAATGCCTTTGGTCGTGAGAGCATGCCACGACTGGATGCTGACTTCATGCGTGTTGAGAGCAAGATCATGCAGGTGTTCGGCATTGGCTCTGACCTGCTGCAGGGTGGCCATGGTGGTACATACGCTAGTGGTGCACTTAACCGCGAACTGATCACACAGATGCTTAGTACCTATCAGCACAAGATAGAGGGCTTTATTCGCAGCCGTATGGAGCCTGTCGCAGAGCGTCAGGGCCACTATGAGATGCGTACAGTGAATGGTAGGACACTGCCAATCATGGAAACTGTTCTCATGGTGGATGAAGAGACCGGTGCTGAGTACATCGAAGAGCGACCCAAGCTGGCCATCCCAGAAGTGCGTTTCCGCAGCATGAACCTGCGTGATGAAACCATTGAGCGAGGCTTCCTGCAGAACCTGATGGCTGCAGGCTTTCCCATCAGTCTGGGCACTCTTGCGGTCAACATCCCGATTGACTTTGATGACGAGCTAGAGACTCGTCGTGAAGAGAAGGTAAAGAGCGTTGTAGCTGAACAGCAGTTCAAGCGAGAGCTCTTCCAGCAGCTGTTGGTGCAACAACTACCAATCCCACCAGAATACATTCAGGAATACCAGGCCTATCTTGCAATGATGGAGAACCCAGCAATAGCTGCACAGCTAGCACCAGGTGCAATTGCTGGACTTGTTACACCACCAGCTGCTCCCAACATGACCGGCGTGCCAGCACAAAATAGTGATGCTGCACTGGGTGCTCAGCTGTACCCAATGATCAACCAGGAAGCACAGCAGCAGACCCAGACACAGCGTGGTACAGAACGCAAGCGTCCAGCTGAATCATACGATCAAAAGAAAACACAGCCAAAGCCCAGCAAGAAGGGCCCCAAGAATGGGCCACAGAAAAAGACAGCTGGTGTTGATGACGAAGAGCTAACAACCAGTTTTGGTGATGGCAGCGTTATCAATGAACGTGTTGAGTACGGTGGCAGAATGAAGTTCGCAACACCTCTGGAGAGCCGTAAGCGCAGGAAGATGAAGCTGGCCAGTGGCATCAAGGTAACTCTTGATGACAGCTATGAAAAGTTTGATGAAGATCAATTTAAATCGCACCTTGCGGCGCTCATAGAAGCTAGTGAAGACCCAATGATTCCTGAGCCAACTGATCTTGATCACCATAGCGATGGCGAGGGTGGAATGAATCAACCAGCACGACGACAGATCGATCCTACTAAAGAGGAAAACATATGAGCAGATTATTTGATGATCGTTCACCCAGAATCCTGCCAAAGACATCTTTTAACAAGAGCAGCTTCCTGGATATTGTTAGCCCACTGGTCAAGATAGATATTATCAAAGAGGGCGAAGGGCTTACAGCACGCAATGCTAACAAACTGAACCTTGAGAACAGTATCTACGAGAAGCTCGAGGATGACGATTGATATGGTTGCCAGCTTCTTCGACACTAGCAATGCCTGGTTTGGATATATAGCAAACTTCTTTTTTGCAGCTGCCGGGTTCGGCGCAATAGCACGCTTTATCTACAAACTTGTTATCAAGCACAGCGATAATAAAATTGATGTAATCAAAGAAGACATCGATGACAAGTTTGAGCAGTTGCTATCACAGTGGAGACCCAATGGTGGTAGTAGCGGTAAAGACCAGCTGAACCGAATGGAAAATGGACTGACAGAACTAAAGCAGGGACAGGATGTCCTGCACATGCGTATTGATGCTATCAAAGAAGATTTTGCTGAGCACAAAGGTTATCACAGAGGTCTAATAGACGGAGAAGTTTGATGCGTGCCATCAAAAAGGTAAGCCACTGGGACTTTCACCCAAAGGTCCGTAGTGGAGACCAGAGGACATTCGGAGAAAAAAGTGCTGATGTTATGCGGCGTAGTATGGGCAGTTGGCCTTTTGTCTTTAGTTTTTGCTGCTTTATGGCAGCTTGGATGTGGTACAACGTATCCTCAAGCAAGCCTTTTGATCCTTATCCTTATATCCTGCTTAATCTGTGTCTTTCTACTCTGGCTGGCCTGCAGGGAGCTATTCTTCTTATAGCTGCCAAGCGTGCTGATCGTATATCTGCTGAACTTGCAGAGTATCACCTGGAAGTCAGTGAAGAGCACAGAATTATGCTGAATGAACTAAATGAACTGCTCAAGCGAAAACTAATTAACACAAAATAAATATTAAGATGATGTAAAAAGCAGTACTGGATAAACTAGGCGTTGAATATGATAAAGTATAGCGCACCAACAGTTGGACTCATGGGACGTAACAGTCTTATGTCTTTGTCTACCCGTACGCAACCTATCGAGATCTCCCCAGTAAAGCTGGAAGACTTCCCCAACTTCAATCCAGAGAAGGGGTATGTTTATGCGGCTAGCCGTGCTATCAGCAGCCGTGTTAATGCCAACTACGATGGCTGGCCTGTAGACCAGATCAAGAAGAGCTACAAGACATTTGTTGGTCGTCCTATTTATGTAGAGCACAACAACAGTGACCCCGAGCGTGCTCGTGGTGTGATCCTGGATGCTGTCTACAAAGAATCAAAACTGGCTAGCGGTGTTATCGATGCCAGTGTTTACTGCCTGATGGAAGTCGATGCAGAAACCTTCCCCAAACTTGCTGGGGCAATAATGGATGGCAAGCTCAAGGCTGTCAGCATGGGTGCTGACGTTGATGGAACCCAGTGCAGTGCTTGTGGTAAGTACGCCAGCAAGCCTAGCGAGTACTGTGTGCACATTCCTCGCATGAAGGGGCGCACGGTTACTGTTTACAAAGAGGGTAAGCGCACTGAGAGCTTGGTATTCGAGAGCTGCATACGCCCTAACTTTTTCGAATTGAGTTTTGTATTTGATCCAGCTGACGAGAGTGCCTGGCTCACTGACAAGAGGCGCTACTAATGCCCATCTTAAAAGTCAGCGAAACTCTAGAGCACAAGCAGGGCTATAGCGGGATGCGTATACCTGTTGTCAGTCAGCCAATTGACAACTGCCCACAGTGTGGTGTTGGTGGTTACCGTGATGGTATCTGCCAGAATGCTACATGTGGCTTTCTTGATCCCAAGCTTGAAGCAGCCTATCAAGAATACAGCATGGCCACAATGGTTCAACAGCAGGCCATGGCTGATAAAGCTGCTCCTACGAAGAAAAGTGCATCTGCTGAAGGTCAGACACCTGTTGCCATAATTGATCAGTTCTCACAAAACTCAGAAAAAGTTAAAAAAGATAAATGTAATGTATGCCGTAACATGAGTATAGTAAATGGTAGCTGTGAAACACAGGGCTGTTATGGCTCTTTGCCACCAGAAGGGCTGAGAACACCTAGCTCAAAATTTACCGGCATCAACGAAAAAACTGTTAAGAACAAGGGCCCACGTTTTCTACCAACCTTTGAAGTATTTAATAGCAGAAAAAAGCAGAAGCCAGAAGATAGCAAGAAGCCTACGAAAAAAATAAAAGCAGTGGCCAGCAGGATTGAAGCTGCAGACAAGCAGCAACAGATGCCGGTAAGCCCTGGAATGTTTTTAGATAGCAGCATGATTCTACCAAAGCAGCCAGTGGTACGTATGCAAGAAGCACTACAGCTTGATGCAACCATGAAATCAGAAAAACCATTTAATGCTGCTATGGATCAAAACAACACCGACAAGAATACTAGCGAGGAGCTACAATGAGTCGTTTCGATAATGAGCTAATCAAGCAGGCAGAGAATGCTTGGAGCAGCAGTGGTCTCCCAGGGCCAGCTACACCTCGCCAGATCCCACACCTTCAGGGTGTTCAGCCTTACGCTGATGCGCTTGTTCCAGCTGAAGTACCAGTTGTAGAGCAGATGGCAAACACCTCTGCTAACCGTCCAGTAACCAGAATGATTCAGGTTACCGACCTTGACGCCGCTGACCCAGCTGGCGGTCAACCAGGAGAGATTGTTGGTATGCCAGGTATGAGTCAGGTTTACGCACTCGGTGGCCCAGACCCCGCAAGCATGCCAGGAACACTGGCTCCCAGCACCGGTTTTGGTGGCAATATTGGTGCACTTCCTCCAGGCAGCCTGGGCGCTGGCCAGAAGGCTGCAAGCGTTGACCCTATCGATGAGAGCCTGTACCAGGTTTACAAGGCCAGCCGTGACATTCGTAACGCCATTGATGAGCAGGTTGATTTTGACTTTTCTCGTCTGATCACTGCCAGTAACGAGGCAGCCACCGTTAGCAAGTTTGCTAACACCGACACTGATGTTAATGATGTTGTCGGTACCGTTGCAGCCATCGTTCTTGACATTGAGAACGACCTGATCAACACCAGTGACTACAAGCAGGCCAGCAGCAACCTCAAGGAACTTGAGAACCTGCTGGATGAGATCAACAAGTTCGCCGCCAAGAAGAACTGCAAGAGCTGCAAGGGCAAGGGTTGCAAGGACTGCGAGAAGGAAGAAAAGGGCGACGACGAAAAAGACGACGAAGAGGATGATGGCAAGCCATCCTGGCTCAAGGGCAAGGGCAAGGACAAGAAGAAGAAGGGCAAGGGCAAGAAGGAAGCCACCAACGGTCGCCAGGAGACTGGTGTAACTGTTGATGTTCGTGACCTTGATGACCAGGCTGGTGTCTGGGACCGCGCTCGAGTCATGACGCCTGACTACACCACCAATCCACTAGAGGCCGAGCAGATCAACGCTGAAGATGCTGGCTATGTCAACTACTACAACGATGGTGCTGAGACCGGAATTGTTCCTGGTCAAGAGCCACACAAGCAGGAGGTTTTCCCCATGGATGCCAGCAACCCGGCATTTGTTCCTTACCAGAATGCGCTGGGTGCAGTACAGGCCAGCCGTGAAAAGATCTTCGAGAGCCTGGCTATCGTAGAGCGCCTTGAGAAGCTGGGTATGGTCAACGAGGATGACCGTGCCAAGCACCTCGCCAAGTTTGAGCAAATGGACAGTGCTAAGCTAGCAGGTTTTGTAGCCAGCCTGGACATGCTCGAAGAATCTGGGGCACGTCAACCCCGGAGCCAAAAAGTGGCAAGTGGTAACAGCCGCCTGCCAGAGATGGGTCGGTTGACAACGGCCTCAACAACTAGCCGTGAGCAGCTTTCTGCTGACGACTGGCTGATGACACTTTAACAGAATCCCCTACAAGGAGAAAGAAAGATGCTGCAACTCAATAGCGTAGCTAATGTTGGGGTCCACCGTACGTGCACCCCACTGTACGAAAAGTATGAGGCTACTCCATACAACACGTTCCTGGACCCCAGTGACACGACCAACATCTACTCGGGCATGGTTATGTACCGCAGTGGACCTGACACGGTTGCCAACGCTGGTAGTGCTACCAGTACGGCCAATGCCAAGCCTTTCGGTTTGAGTGCTCTTGACCGTAACCCTAACATTGATGACGTAACCCAGGTTGGTATCAATGCCTGGGCCGTATGGCTGGGTGGCGTTAACGCCTTCTTCACCATCACGGCTCCTGCCTTTGACACCACTCAGTCTTACACGGTCCCAACGAACGGTACCCGTACAATTCTGTACACAACTAGTGGCACTGGCCAGCTTACCACAACCAGTGGTGCTGCAGGCACACTAGCATCCGTTCCAGTCGCTGAGCTGATCGATGTTGTCAGCCCAACACAAATTGTTGTCCGTCTAGCCGCTGGCTTGGCCAACTAGTTAAGGAAAGGTAAATTAATCATGAGTATTTCCCCTAATGGCGCTGTAGCGGACCACCTGGCACCGCGCACAGCCAAGAAGTCGGACGACTATGTTTCTGGAATCGTAGAGGCTCAAGAGCGTCTTGCTTCCGCCACTGGTCGTAAGACTGCTACGCGTGAGGAAAAGCAGCGTCGTCTAGCTGGCATCCTTGCTGACAAGGACAACTACATGGTCCGTCTGGGCCAGGGTATGATTGGTCCTATCCAGCTCAAGCTTCGTTATCAGGGTATGACCCGTAACGTTCTACTGGAAGACCCATTGACCCCTGGTGTACCTGTCATGTACGACGTCCTTGACGAGTACGGCCAGGCCTACATCTTGTCGGGTAACGAGGGTGAGGTTCGCGTAACCCCCTTCGAAGGTAAGAAGGTTCCGGTCCGCCTGTTCCGTATTGCCACCTTCCCACAGATCAAGAAGGAAGACCTCTGGTACCTCAGAGTCAACATCGTAGAATACGCTCAGGACATGAGCAAGCAGGCCATCATGATGCAGGAAGACGCCCGTCTTATCACTGTTCTTGAAGCCGCTATCAACAACTACGCCGTTGACCCCAACCACACGGTCAGCCCAAACCACATTGTCAACGAGCTTTCGGGTTACGTAACCCCTGACTCGATGTACGACCTGGTCGCCCTCATCGAGGTCCACCAGTTGGAGGCCAGCCGTCTGCTGTTCAATCCCATCGACTACCGTGACCTCTACAAGTGGGACATCAACCAGACCGGTTGGGCCTTCAAGGACCGCGTTGTAGCCGGTGAGCGCATTGTTCAGTTCGGTGGTTTCCAGGTTCAGCGTAGTATCGAGGTTCCCCAGGGTACCGTTTACATGACCCCAAGTCCCGAGTTCCTCGGTGTCTTCCCCGTCATGTACAGCCTCGACGTTGAAGAGAACAACACCCCTGAGAAGTTCCACAAGGGTTGGGTCATGGATGAGCTCGTCAGCGAGATTGTTCTTAACCCACGTGGCCTCGGCAAGATCGTCAAGGCCTAGTAGTACCTGCAGCATTAGCCGGGGAGCGATCCCTGCGAAAGCAAATCGCCCCGGCACTTGCTGTGTTATATAAAACACTTCTAGAATTCCTAGATCTGTTAGGGCAGCCAAGCCCCTTGAAACAAGGAGAATAAAAATGGCAAGAAGCGTATCACGATCCAGCGATGTCAGCAGCGAGAGCGTCAGCCTTCCGGTAACGGATCTTGGCGGTCACTTTGAAGAGCATCGTCCAGATCCATCAGACCTTAGCGCTGCAAGAAGTAGTGGTGCTGTAAACTTTCAGGGACTCAAGAACATCCAGACCAATGACTGGATTGAGAACCTGATGACAGGCAGCACGCTTTTCCGCAGTGATAAGGGCAGTTTTAAGTTGTCCGCTGCTGGTTATCATGGCAGTATTCAACCTATTTCTGCAGACATCCGTCAGGACCCATACGTTCTGCGGGCTGTACAACGTGGCAGAATCGCTTTTCTGAGTGAAGATGATGCCATGGAAAAGATCTCAACTCTCGTTGATGAGAGCGATTCTAGTGAAAGCCACCTGGATCGACTTCGCGAGAGCCTGTCTGTTGGTGCTAGCGATAACAATGGCATGTACAAGATTGATCTTCCAGACGAGGCAGAGCCCAAGGGCCCAAGCCAGAGTTGGGAGCAAGTTTGGAATAATAGCACTAGTAACCCAAAGCCTAAACCGAACAAGTAGATAGTAGGGCTGTTGCTCTACATATCATAAGGAGCACGCATGAGCGACAAAACAGAAAAAGCAGCAGCCCCTGTAGAAGAGACCTTCGTTGCCGACAGTGGATCGCTAAAGGCAGTAATTCCTAGCGGTACTGTGCTTAGCGGTACCACGTACTCTAACCAGCCCTGGTTCAATGTCTGGCTACCACAAACATTCCCTGGAGCTGTTGTAAGCGGCTTTGCAAGCCCAGTTCTTAGCGGAACTGGTTGGGCTGGTCAGAATAATACTGGATTTGTATTCCAGAACGACCAGTACAACACTACCAACAGAGGCTTCTAGAGTTCTGTGCACTCACTATCCAGTAAATCTTTTAAAAGAATAGGTGACATATAATGCCAATAACCCCAAACGTTTCTCAGGAGCAGGCCAACAAAGCCACGCTGCGTGCTCAAACACGTGGTGGCGTTACTCCTGCAAACCCTAACCCTCCAATTGACGAGGCCAACCTGGTCAATGCATTTGCTCAGGCCAGTGGTATCCTGCGCTTGACCGGTGTGCTCAGTACTGGCAGCTTCACCATCAGTGGTACTGGTACCGGTGTTAAGACCACCACCATCACTGGAACAGCCAAGGTAAGTGACCTGGTTTCTGCTCTTGCTGCTGGTCCTCTGAGTGCAAGCAACTTCTTTGTTAATGCTGGCCCTGCTCAGCTGCTCAAGGGTAACACCGGTGCAGCTAATGGTGGTGCTGTTGTTGACATTATTGTACCCAGCGGTATTATTCTATCAGTGGTCAGCGGTACAGGTACTCCTCCAACTCTTACGGCTGTATCACTATCCGGTGCTCTGGGCACAAGCTACCCCAGCTATGTAGGCACGCCTAACGCTACTCCCAACTGGATCGATGACGCAACGGTTCACTACTACCCTGTTGGCTTTGGTGGTATGATCTCTAACAGCACCATCCTTACCGGTGGCACCACGATCACAACCACTGGCACGCTCACACAGCAGCAGCAGGTTCGTCAGATCAACACCATCCCCAGCGAAACACAAGAGTATGATGGTTACTTTGCCACATACAGTGGCAACCTGTACCAGACTGCTCAGAAGAGAACCTGGCGCCAGAACAGCTGATGAACGAAGTTATTGCGAACGTAAGTGTCGTATCAATACAAATAATAAGAAGCGACGGTACTCAGGAGTTCCTGGGTGCCGTTACTTCATCAAAGGAAGATGATGATAACCACAGCCTTGACCAGTCAGGTGAGAAGTAACCTGACTGCAGTGTTAGTTGGGAGCGGATACTCTGCTGCCCAGCCTAGATACATGCAATGGGGTACTGGAGCAGCGCCAGCCCTGGGAACAGATGAAAGCATTAGCAATCCATCTGGACCAAGAGTTGCGGTGTCTGGTAGTTTCCAGACCACGTTCACAACTAACGATACTCTGGTTCTCACCGCTGCTCTAACCAG